TAAACGAACGCATCAAGGAAAAGCGACCTGGGGAAAAGGGCCGTTGCTGCGGGAGCGTAAAGCCGGCAGGCACCGGCAGAACGCGAGCCAAGGCCGCCAACGTCGATGAGCACGAGCCAGGGAGCGTCAAGACTCCCGTTGCGCGAAAGAGCGGCATCGTGGTTCGCGCAGAAGACCTGAGCAACGCAGACACCATCGGCGAATGGGACGCTGACGGCAAGGCGGTCACGCTAAATACGAGCCACCCATCAATTGCGAAAATCGTCAGCGCTGAAAAAGCGTGCCGTCGTGCAGATTCAATTGAGTCAATCGCTTATCGGACGGCTATTGCAACGATTTTAGTCGAGGCTCACCGCCAACGTGACGGTCGGGCATTACTGCAAGTTCCTGACGGAGCTAGCGCCAACGAAATGGTCGGGATTCTCTTGAAGAGGTGAATATCGTGCAGGACGTAACGATACATCCCTTCGCTGAGATTTTCCCTCTGATGGGAGCGAAGGACTTTGAGCTACTGAAGGCAGACATTTCTGCCAACGGCCAGCGTGATCCAATTGCATTGACGGAGCGAGACGAGCTACTTGACGGTCGCAATCGATTGCGTGCGTGTCGAGAGCTAGGTATCGAGCCGTTCTTTATGACGATTGGCGACGAAGATGGATTTGATGCGCTGGCCTGGGTGATGAGCAAGAACTTGCACCGCCGCCAACTCGATCCATCACAGAGAGCTATGTGCGCGGCGCGTGTTGCATCTTTGTCGGTTGGTAAGCCGCCAACTAATTCGACAAATTTGTCGAATTACACAGCAGAGCAAGCATCCGCGCTATTTGGTGTTGCGATTGGAACAATCCAATACGCTCGCCGCGTCATACGCGAGGGCTGCGTAGAACTTGTTTCTCTGTGCGAGCAAGGCGAAAGCGTAGCGACTGCTTGTAAGTTCATCGATGCGTGCGATGGCAAGAAGGAGCAATCTAAGATCGCACGCGAAGGCTGGAAGGCTATCGCTGCAAAAGCCAAAGCAGGTAAGACGCCGGCAGCCACAACTGAGGAGCCTGTCGTTGAGCATCGCATGGAAGTGGTACCGCCTGCACTTGGGTCCGCCGACTTTGATCCTGGCATCGAACCCGACTGCGACGACCAGCCAGAAGAACAGACCGACGCTGTCGAAACCGAAGCCGACCCGCCGCGGGCGGCAAAGCCTCCGAAAGAAACAACCATCATTGGCGACGTTATTCGGCAAGTGACAAGCGAGCTGGAGTATGCCGTCGAGAACCTGGCGGACTTCCAAGTGCAAGCGGTCTACGAAGGCGTGCGGTTGTGGATGGCAGCGGACCTTGAGAAGCGAGGTCTAAAGCCATGAGTGCAAGCTGGCACTGGTACGCGGCCGGCAAGGAGCCGCCGCAGATTGAAACCTTTAACAACGGAGTTCGAGCGATGGAACGCGGAGCTTTAGTCATCTCACGGAAGGTTGGGCAGCGGATGCTCATCGGAGACGGGATCGAGGTCGAGGTGCGGAGCGTCAAGGGGCACGTTGTTCGTCTCGTTGTTCGTGCCCCGAAAGACGTGCGTTTGTTGCGAGGGGAACTGAAAGAGGCGGCATAGTCACGAAGGTGCTCCCGCACGACGCGGCACGCTGCAAGGGACTGAGGCGTGAGGAGCACGGAGCGAACGCGGTGATTTAAGGCGGGGTGAGACGGAGCACCCCGCCTGATTTGAAACAACCAATTTAAGGAGCCTGACTGTGGCAAAAGCAAAAGAGCGGCCAGTTATCGTCTGCACAGAGTATCGAGGTGTTTTCTTCGGATACGCCACCGACACGAGCGGCGACGTGATTCACCTCACGCGGGCCAAGATGGCGATTTACTGGGCCACGACCAAGGGCGTGCTGGAACTTGCGAACGCCGGGCCAAACAGTAAGACCAGAGTTTCAGTTCCTGCTGACATCGAAGTTCGCAAGGTGACTGCGGTGTTTGAGGTAACGTCGGAAGCTGCTGCTAAGTGGGAGGCGGCATGATGTCTAGCTGGCCTGCGCTTCGAGATACGGTGAGCATATGCGACGTGATGGACGACGGCGCGTGCTTCGATGGCGTGCTCGATTGGATTAAAGCCAACGGCAACATCATCGCCACGCCAGCGCAAGCATTTCCTGACAACGAGTACATCATTAGAGCCTCACGAAGCAACGGCAACGGCGACGGCAACGGCAACGGCGACGGCGACGGCGACGGCTGCGGCTACGGCTCCGGCTACGGCGACGGCGACGGCTGGGGCTACGGCTCCGGCTACGGCTACGGCAACGGCTACGGCTCCGGCTTTTGAAACTTGGTATGCCGGTCACTTGTTGTGGCCGGTTCCCCGGATGAGCCGCCCTGGGCGACTAACTTCCCGCTCGGGGCGGCTGCCGGGGGAATTAGAGAGAAACGAGGGCGTTATGGCTGATGACGACGACAATGGCGAAGCATGCCAGAGATGCGGCGAAGTCGATCACGACCGACGCACGCTGTGGATGGCGTGCTTTTATGCGATGCACGAACTAGGGCTGCCGTTCGGGCAAGCGGCTGTGCATGGGCGTTATCGTCCGCTGTTGCGAACCGAAAAGACTGCCCCGCCGTTTCCGATGACGCTGCCAGTCTGGGGAGAACCACAGGGCGAGGAACGCGATCACGCATTTTACACGCTGCGGGTGTGTAAGCGGTGCCGTGGCGAGTGGATGGCGGCCATTGCCGAGTGGTTCAGGTCCGTCGAGCCCGAGCGTGAATCGCCTGGAACTGGCATCTTCATTCGGCGGAATGGGGATACGGTCGAGGTCACTGAGCAAGAGTACCGAGAATATGCGGCGTCCAAGGTAAAGGGGTGAGTCATGGCAACAGGTTTGAAAGAGCGGCGAAAGCGGGCTACAGTTGGAGGCTCTAAAACCTCTCCAAAAGGCCCTGCCGTGGCACCACGCGAACCAAGCACGAAGAACACCAACGACCCGCGCGGGAAGTTCGGGCGTTTCCTCCGTGCCTATCTGGCTCGCAAGGACGACAAAGACGGCAACGACCTCGGCGGCGAACTCGACAAGAGCCCCCGGACTATCCGGCTGTGGGCTCAAGGCGAAGCCGGGCCGGCGTTTGCCGACCTGGACCGCGTTGCCGTGGCAATGGGCTATTCCAACTGGGCTACGCTGGCCACTGCGGTCGAGCGTTTCTGCGAGAAAAACCCCGAGTAGAGTTTTGGCAGGAATCTTGCCGAACATCTATTGACGGCCAGCGTATCGGTATGGTAGGATTCCTGCCATACGAGACACACGCATAGGAGATGGTCATGCAAGCCGACAAAACCTACACCTACCAGCCGGACGCCGACAGCAGCTACCCGTACTGCTCATGGGAGATCGTCGTCAGCTACGAAACAGTTCGCGGCAATGACAACGCAGTGGATGGCATCACGATTAACGGCATCGAAGGCGCTACCGCCTGGTGCGGAAAGTGGGGCTCGCCGATTGTTTGCGATTACGAGTACACCCGCGAGGTCATCGCGTGGCTGAAGCGTGAGCTAGAGCGTTCGCGCGGAAATAACTACGGGCTGTGGTCGGAGCTTGGCGCACACTGCCTGGCGGACTTACGTGGGCAGCACGTTGACTATTACGCATGAGGTGCCCCATGAGCAAGAGCGTGAGCGGAGCCATCAAGTACGACTGGGAGCGGGGCGAGACGAGCTTGCTAGTGATCGTCAATTACCGGCTACACCCGTTCATTAGGCAGACGTACTGGTCGCCAGCCGAGGGCGGTGACTGCGAACTGTGGTCGGACTGCAAGTTGTTCGACGTTGAGCTTGAATCGAACAAGGCACTACGTGACGAGATCGACGAACTGTGCCGCGATGATGCGGCTGAGAAGTGTGAGGAGTACGACGAGCCATGAGCAACTATCCAGGATGTGACTTCGACAACCTGCGGCAGATTCAGTTGAGACTTGCCGCCGCTCTCCAGCAGGGAGAACAGAAGTGAGCGAAGCGACGCCGAAGAAACCGCACCGCAGCACGACGCAACTGGAAAGCTATTCTCGCTGTGCCGAAGCGTTTCGACGGCGGTACATCGAACGCGAGATCATCCCGCCAGGCATCGCCTTGATTCAAGGCAAGGGCGTGGACGCGGCGCAGGGCGTCAACTTCCGGCAGAAGATTGAGACACACGAAGACTTGCCCGTCTCGGAAATTAAAGAGGCGGCGGCGGCGGCGTTCGACAACGAGACGGCTGGCGAATACCTGTTGAGCAGCGAAGAAGTTTCCGAGGGGCCGAAGAAGGTGCTCGGCAGAGCGAAAGACGAAACCGTGCGGCTGGCGGAAGCGTTTGCGCTCCAGCAGGCACCCGACTATCAGCCCATCGCGGTGCAGCGTGAGTTCAGGATCGCCATGCCAAACTCGACGCACGACCTGCTTGGGTTTATCGACCTGGAGTGTGACCAAAAGCGAGTCACCGACTTCAAGACAGCCAACAAGCGAAAGAATCAAGACGAGGTAAACAGTTCCCTCCAGCTCACGATCTACGCTGCGGCACATCGCTTGTGGACTGGCAGCGACCCGAAAGAAGTGCGGCTCGACACGCTGGTTAAGAACAAGACGCCGGTGCGGCAAGTGCTCGCATCGACGCGCGGGCGTGGCGACTATCAGGCATTGATAAACCGATTCAACGCAATCCAGCAGGCGATAGCGGCTGGGAACTTTCCGCCAGCAACGCCGGGAGCCTGGTGGTGCGGCCCGCGATGGTGCGGATACCACGCAACTTGCCCTTACGTCAACAGCAACCCGGTCACAGTGCAAATCACAATTCCATAACCTCTAGCAACTGAGGCAGCGACATGAGTAACGGACTCACAACGGTAACGGCCCGAGAGGAAACAGGGCTTTCGATTCGTGAGGAGCACGGACGCGAATTGTCGATGGCCCGCCAGGCGGCGCAGGCCCAGCACGAAGTGCAATCGGCGATCACAGTCGCCATCAAGTTTCCTCGTAACGAAGATGATTCGTTCGGCCGTCTAATGAAGGCGTGCAGCCGCGAGGCGTTTGCCCAAAAGGCGGCATATTCATTCCCGCGCGGCGGCACGAAGGTTATCGGCCCTAGTTCGCATCTTGCCCGCGAAGCGGCTCGGGTGTGGGGGAACATTCAATACGGGTTCGAGATTGTCCGCGACGACGATGAGAATATCCACCTACGCGGCTGGGCGTGGGACATGCAGACCAACAGCAAGGCGACCCAGGACGCGCATTTCCGCAAGGCGGTTCAGCGGAAAGTGCAGGGACAAACGAAGTGGATCAAGCCGGACGAACGCGACCTGCGCGAACTGATTAACAAGCACGGGGCAATCGCCGAACGCAACTGCGTTCTCAAGATTCTCCCGGCCGACTTGATCGAAGATGCGATGACGGCGGCTTTCCAGACCATCGAACGCGGCGTGTCAAAGGACATCGACGGCGAGCGAAAGAAGATGGTTACTGCGTTCGCTCAAATTAACGTCAGCGTGCCGGAGATTGAAGCCTATCTCGGCAACCCGCTAAAGCACGCAAACCCCGCCCAAGTGACCGAACTGCGGACGATATGGCGTTCGATCATGGATGGCAATTCGACGTGGACGGAATACGTCGAGAAGGACACGAAGGCACCGCCGTCTGGCGTGAAGCAAGAGGCGACCGTTGACGACTTGCTGGGCGGCCCAACGGTTGACGACGTAGCGGCGGTGCAGGCGATTCTCGACGAGATTAACGCGGCCGTGAACGTCGGCGACTTGGCTGCCATCCGTCGCCTGTACGACCAGCACTGCGGCCCGGACAGCACGCTCACGCAATCGCAGATGGCACCGATCGACCAGACGTGCAAGCTCGCGATTCGCACCCTAGAGAATCCGCAGCCGAAGAAAACCAGCAAGGCGAAGCAAGGCGAGCTTTTGGAAACCGGCCCGAACACAGGGAATTGATTCATGGCATCGTTTAACCGCGTCATCTTGGTAGGCAACCTAACCCGCGACTTGGAACTTCGGCATATCCCGAGCGGCACTGCCGTCACGGATCTTGGCCTTGCCGTCAACGACCGCCGCAAGGGCGACGACGGCCAGTGGATCGACGAGACGACATTCGTTGACGTGACCTTATGGGGCCGTCAAGCCGAGATCGCCTGCGAGCATCTAGGACGCGGTGCCTCGGTTCTCATCGAAGGTCGATTGAAGCTCGACACCTGGGAGAAGGACGGCAAGCGGAACAGCAAGCTCCGCGTGGTGGGCGAGCGGATGCAAATGCTGGGCGGCAAGTCGGAAGCGAAGCCGCAAGCCGCAGCCACATCGTATAAGAATCCGAACAAGTTCCAGCCCACAAGCGACGACGCGCCGTTCTAGTGAAGCGTACCCCGCTCACACGCAAGACGCCGTTAGCCAGAAGCACGAAGCCGCTCAAGAGGACACGCAAGGTCAGCAAGCGGCGAAGGATGCGAGAATCCATGCAGTACACCACACCGAAAGGAGTCGCGTTCGATGAGGTACGTCAGCACTTACCGGAGCGGGTTGGCGACTGGCCGGAGATCGTGCGGGTTCTCGACAAGCCGCAAGTCGTGCGCGACTACCTTGCCGAAATGCAACGCGAGCATCGACGGTGCCCGCTGTGCCCGCCGCACGATCGCAAGCCAGTCACCGAGGTCCATCACCTCACAGGCGGCAGTCGCGGTCGTGCTGATGAGCGTACCAATCTTCTGGCTGTGTGTCCTGGCTGCCATCGCGAGGTTCAGTCTCAGGTGAAAGAGTACAAGCGTTGTTGGGCGGCGAAGTGGCAGCAGGACGCCCCGAACTTGGATTGGGTGCGACTGGTTTTGTTGCTGGGACGGTGGCCGGACTTTGATTCATTGGACTGACGCCTGGCTGACCGGGCTTTATGGAGGGCGGAGGATTCCGCCGGCAAGGATGACCAAATACAACCACGACTTCAAAGACCGCTACTACGGCGGCATGACGTTCGACCAGTCGCAAATGAGCGAACTGGAATTTGAGCGACTGCTGCTGTGGTCCGGCAGGTTCCCGCAAGCGTTTACGAAGCGGCATGACGACCTGCTGACGGCGGAAGTCTATCACCGCGCGGAGCAGGTACGTAAAGCCCGGCGTGGCGTCACGCCCGAGGAGCGGCACAAGCCTTTGGGTATCTCGCTGGTGCGTGTCTCTGAGCTGGGGAGCGTGGCATGACCCGCACCGCTTCTCGCATCTACTGGTACTTGCGAGCCCTAGGGCGGCTGTCTGACGCTGCCTTAGAGCGTTTGATGCCGGATGTTCCGCCGAGCACGGTGAGAGCGTCACGCTTGAATCTGGTGCGTTGTGGCGTGGTGTGTGTGGCAGGGCGTTCTCAGGACGGTACTCGGTGGCTGTGGAGGGTGGTGACGTGATTCAGCTCGAATTGTGTGACGATGAACGATCCCCTGCGGAGGTTACGAATGAAGCCCATAAGGTCACTGGCAGAACTAAGGCAACTGGCAAAGGACGATCCGAAGTACGACGCGCTCGCGGCAGTGGCGTCATCGAATCTTGGCGGCCCTCGCGAGAGCTTGCAGGCGGCACTGAACTGGCTGGAAACGATGGCGAAGGAAACCTCCGAAGCGTTCGTGGTAGAGGAAGTGAACTTCGTGATCGACCTAGTGCCAGAGGAACTGGCACGAATGAACCGGAAGGGAGGCCGACGGTGAGCAGGAAGTACGATCCCAATAAGAACGTGTACGAAGCCGCGCAGGAGCGGATCAAGTTCCTGTTCGATAACTTTGAACGCATCTACGTTTCGTTCAGCGGTGGCAAGGATTCCGGCGTCATGCTAAATCTGATTGTCGATTACATGCGAGCCAACGGGATCAAAGACAAGATTGGCTTGATGGTTCTCGACAATGAGGCGAACTACGAGCACTCGCTTGATTTCATGCACTCAATCATTGGAAAGAATCTCGACTTGCTCGACGTGTACTGGTGCTGTCTGCCGATCACGCTGCCTTGCACAGTGTCGAGCTATGCCGTCGAGTGGCAGTGCTGGGGAGAGCGGGATAAAGAGCGGTGGATTCGCCCCATGCCACCGCAGACCTACATCGTCAACATGCAGAACTGTCCGTTCGACTTCTTTCGAGAGGATATGGCCTACGATGAGTTTTGGGACAAGTTCGGTGACTGGTATGCACAAGGCAAGCGCACCGCCTGCCTAATCGGCATCCGCACAGTCGAGAGCCTGAATCGATATCGGGCGATTATGAACCGTCGCAAGGAAACGCTCGACGGGCGCATTTGGACAAAGCGCAACACGGAGTTCGTTTACAACTGCTACCCGATCTACGATTGGCGAACGGAAGATATTTGGACCGCCAATGCCAAGTTTGAGTGGGAGTACAACGGGCTGTATGACATTTTCTATAAGGCTGGCGTTCCCGTTCACAAGATGCGTGTCGCTTCGCCGTTTATGAGCGAATCGAAATCTTCGCTCGGGCTGTATCGTGTGATTGACCCGCATACTTGGGCGAAGCTCTGTGCCCGCGTGCAAGGCGCTAACTTCGTGGCGACCTACGGAAAGCAGCTCGGCTATCGGAGTTTCAGCTTGCCGGATGGGCACACCTGGAAATCGTTCGTTAAGTTCCTGTTGGCGACACTGCCTCAAGAGGTGTCCGCAAATTTTAAGATGCGCTTCGCCCAGTCATTTAAGGTCTGGCGGCGGGTGGGGCGCGGACTTCCGCCAGAGGTCATTGATGACTTGCGAGAGCACGGCATTAAGTTCCGTCTCAACGGCAAGACGCGGCATGGCCGGCAGACGCTAGACCGGGTGTGCATTTGGCCATTTCCAGATCATCTTGACATGCTGCGAATTCATGCCAGCCAGGTCGCATCCTGGAAGCGGTTTGCGGTCACGATCCTAAAGAACGACCACGTTTGCAAATTTATGGGACTTGCGCCTACTAAGGAACAGGCCCAGCGACAACGCGAGATCATGGAGAAATACAAGAAGCTATGAAAATCATTCACATCTCAAACCTTGTAGATACGGAGCGGGAGGTTAAGTGCCCGCATGGTGGGTTCGTCAGCCTGCGGGCGTTGCTGGCGAAAGATGGCATGGGGTTCTCGCTCCATAAAACGATTGTGCCAGTAGGGCCGCCGCAACACTGGCATTACAGACACCACCTTGAAGCCTGCTACTGCATTCAGGGACGCGGCGTGCTAACTAACTACCGCACTGGTGAAGCGTTTACGATCGAACCTGATTCGGTCTACGTGCTAGACAAGCACGACGAGCATTCATTCCAGGCACTTGAAGAAGTCGTGTTGATCTCGGTGTTTAATCCGCCAGTGACCGGAACCGAGGTTCACGGCGAAGATGGCTCATATGCATTGGAGGGCAGCGGCAATGTCTGAGTGGAAAAGCCCAGTCTACAACGTGCTCGCCGTGCCAATCGAAAAGGTCAAGGCGAACGATTACAACCCGAACGCCGTTGCACCGCCCGAGATGGCGCTACTAGAAACGTCGATCTGGGAGGACGGCTACACGCAGCCGGTCGTGACCTACTACGACCCGGTTAATGACCTGTACATCGTGGTTGATGGGTTCCACCGCTATTTGACGCTGAAGAACAGCAAGCGAATTTATGACCGCGAAAAGGGAATGCTTCCCGTCGTGGTCATCAATAAGGAGCTTGGCGACCGGATGGCCTCGACGATCCGCCACAATCGCGCTCGTGGATCACACAACATCGAGTTGATGAGCAACATCGTGGCCGAGCTGGTCGAGATGGGCAAGTCGGATCGCTGGATTTGCAAGCACATCGGCATGAGTGTTGACGAGTTGCTGCGGCTGAAACAGATCACGGGCGTTGCGGCCTTGTTCGCCAATCGTGACTTCTCTGACTCGTGGGAATCCGAAGGAGAATACTTCGACGATGAGCAAGCCGATATGGCACCCGTGGTTTAAGTGGGAGTGCTATCACGCTGGCATGTTTGACGGAAAGACAAACATGAATCCAGATGAATGTAAGCGTGCGTACGCAGAGTTCCTGCAAGACATTCCGCGATTCCACGCTGCGTTAGAGAGAGTCTTGAGTGAGTGGCCTATTTCATGCGAGCACTTTCTTTCCAATAGGAACTTTAACCGCATTGCGTGGCTAGGGCAGGCGGCAATGTGTATTGAGACCGGTGTGCCTTGCATACATCGCGCAGGTTTCAAGTTGATGACCGAAAAGGAATGCCACGCCGCGAATATGAAAGCAAAAGAATTTCTTGACCTATGGAGGAGGTCGCATGCACAAGAAGATAACGGAGTATGTGGAGAAGTGGATGGGGCGTGGCTATTCGGATGACATTCCAGACGAAGTTCCGACTGCATTAACGCAAATGGGCCTTGCACCGTCTTGGAAGGCAATTGCCATTGCCATTCTTAAAAACGACCACTCGATGAAGTCGCTTGGGTTCGAGGCTGGCTATTCGCCTTGGTATTCAGAGCTGAAGCGTATTGAGCTTGCAGCTAGACCTGGCGGAAAGAAGTACCAGCGGCAATTAATGTTGTTTTCAGGTGAACAGCATGAGCCAGTCATACGATCATTGGCGTGATAGGGCGATGGATGCGACGTACACGCCACTCCCCAAAAGCCGCCTTGCCGAAATGCACGCGGCTACCTGCAAGTATGGGAGTGGCAACTGTTGGACGGGAACGGGCGGCGACTTATGCACGATGATTCGCGAGTTGCTTCGAGAAGTCGAACACCTGAGGCATCGGCGAAGCGACTTCTAGTTCCCCGGTGGAGGCTCGCGTAGAGAGGCACGGATGGCACGCTATCGAAAGATCGACACACGGATTTGGAACGACGCGAAGTTCACCGCCATGAGCGACAGCGGCAAGCTGGTGTTCCTGTTCCTGCTGACGCACCCGCACATGACCAGCCTCGGTGCCATGCGGGCGACGCTGCCCGGGCTTGCCAGCGAACTTGGCTGGCAGCCGAAAGCCTTTGCGGAAGCCTTTCGAGAGGCTTTGCGGAAGGGTCTCGTCGAGCACGATTCTGATGCTTGTTTTGTGGGGCTTCCGAAGTTCCTGAAGTACAACGGCCCAGAGTCTCCGAACGTGGTGAAGTCGTGGGCGGACGCACTGGACTTGATACCTGAGTGCGGACTTAAAGCCTTACTCGCTGAAAGGGTTAAAGGCTTTGTGGAAGGCTTATCGAAAGGCTTTGCGGAAGCCTTACCGGAAGCCTTTCGAAAGACTATGCCTAATCAGGAGCAGGAGCAGGAGCAGGAACCGGAGCAAGAGCAGGATACCCCCAAAGCCCCCAAGGGGGCGTGTGTGTATCCTTCCGGGTTTGAAGCATTCTGGGCACTCTACCCAAAGAAGCTCGGCAAGGATAAAGCCCTCAAGGCGTGGGTATCTGCTGGCAAGCGAGTCAAGGCAGATCGCGGTCTCGACACGCTAGGCGCGATGGACGTGCTGAACGAAGCCGCTGCGGAGTTCGCAAAAAGCGAAATGGGGCGTGGCGACTATTGCCCGCACCCGGCGACCTGGCTCAACGGTGGGCGATGGAACGACGATCGTGCCGAGTGGAACCGCGTTCGAGACGCCAGCGGCAAGCCATCTAAGCCAGAACTGTTCCGCTTCGACGAGGTATCGCCATGACAAGCCAAGAGTTCCAAAAGTGGTTTGACCACTTCGCAGCCGCGTTCCCAGCGGTTCAGGATTTTGTTCGCAAGAGCGATCCGACCGGCAAGGCGACGCTGACGCTGTGGTTCGAGGTGCTTGCCAAGCGGAGCATCACGGATGCCTTGGAGGTAACGAACCGGCTGTTTCTGGGCACGATGGCGGGCATCCCCGGCTCCGAGCGTGGCTTCCCGGATTGGAGTCAGACGCCACGGCACGTCTCGAGCTTGTGTGCTCAGTTGCACCCGGTTGAGCCTGAGTGGAAGCAGCACACGGTGCGTTCGAACGGGCCCGGCATCATCAAGGGCGACCCGAGCATGGCGGAAGCGTACAAGCGATGCTTGGAGATTCTGGAGGACTACCCGCCACGCAGTGCGGAGGGCAAGGCGGCAGTGAGTGCGTTCCTGGATGACTTCTACGGTCACAAGCAGAGCCCGGCAGCATCGCGTGACAAGGGCAACTACGAACCGGCGTTTGACGCCTTCAACAACGGAGTCTAGCCATGGCGGACGGAATGGAAATTCGGATTAGTTACGGAAAACGGGACGCATGTGATTCGATTGCCTTCAACGTTGACGATGCCGAACCATGCGACGACATCGGACTGATGCTTGCCGGAGCACTTGGATATTGCACGCAAGAGCCAATTTTTGTTTTGGCTCATGCGTTGGATTTTGCCGGCCGGCCGCGTGACAGCGAAGAACATCCAGCTATAGCTTCGCTACTGGACGCCGCGGCGGCGTTTTGTGATTCGTATCGTAAAACAATGAATGCCTACAAAGTCGACGCCTTCAACGAAAGCTAGGAGCGGGGGAATGAACGGAGTCCGATTCAAGACGAAAGCGCACAACCGATACGGCAAGCGACATACGCCGGGCGAGATGACACGCGCTGAATTGCGGTACGCCGACGAATTGGAGCAGCGGCGAGAGACTGGCACGATCACCGCATGGGGCTTCGAGAAGTTTAAGTTTCGATTGGCCGACGGATGCTTTTACACGCCCGACTTCCACGTTGTCCACAACGACGGTTCGATGGAGTTTGTGGACGTGAAAGGCACGGGGCCGGTGGACGACAAGAGCATCGTCAAGGCGAAGGTGGCGGCGGAAGAATTCTGGATGTTCCAGTTCGTGATGGAGCAGCAGCAGACGCGGAAGCAAGGCGGTGGCTGGAAGCGTCGGGAGTTCTGACACACCCCCACAGGCAATAAAAGCGGCGAGAGAGTTCCTTTACCAGAGACAAACGATAAGGGGAGGTACCGCGATGGCGAGCGAAGCGAAGGAGAAGCACTTGGCGGAAGTGTTCCACGACATCAAGCAATCGATACTCGATCTAGCTAATCGCGTTCACGACGAAAACATTCAAGCGGCGTTTCGCCTCTCTGCCGCCGAGAAGCGTGCCTACGAGACCGAGATGCAGAACAAGCAGATTCGCGAATCGCTGGCAGCGGCACGGGAGAAGTGCAAGGCACTGGAAGAATCGCGCGCCGAGTTCGAGACCCGCTTCAACAACATCGAGACGAACACCTCGGTCAAGCTCGGTGAGTTCGCCAAGTTGTTCGGCATCATCGAAGGCGAGGCAGACCGGCTGGGCATTGTGTGGCACGGCGCGGCGAGCACGATGCTCAAGGCCATCTTGACGACGTTGACGCAGGACAATGCCAGCCTGAGAGCGGAACTTGAGGAAGCGCAGGCGTGTGCGGTGAAGCCTGGGGATGTGCTTTTCCGGCCGACAGGCGAAACGCGGGTTCCGCAACACGGCGACTGCGTTGACGATGAGGAGGGCGGATTCCTCGTCATCAACGGAAATAACTGCGAAGAACCCAATGCCATCTACCGCCGCATCGAGTACCCAGCAGCCGCTTCGGTATCTCAAGAGCAGGCGAGTGCTACTGGCAGTCCAACTATTCTATCAGGCAAGGCGCGAGGCGTGCGCGCACGATGACAACCGCTCATCGTATGGCGATCCAGCCGACGCCGTTCTCGCCCTCGCCTCTCAGCTCGCCGCAGAACAAGGGGGGAAGTAGGGCATGGACCGTTTGAAACAAGTAGCGATCATCGCAGTCGGGATGAGCATCGCAATGTGCCTGCTGTTTGCCGGACTTGCCGTCTGGGGCTATGGCATCGTGTGGTCGTCCAAGAACAATCCGTGGATGACTATCCCGGTCATCGTCGTGCCGATTGCGATTCTGTTCGCGCTGATTGTCACCTCCGAAGAAGACCCGAACGATCTGTGGTAGAGAACCCCCCGCCCTGCTGACCAGCAGGAAGAAAGGAGTGAGAAGGACGATGGCAAAGACAAAACAGAATCCGAAGCTGACTAAGGTGAAGGACACTTCCCGCGACGGTGAAGTCAAGACGAGCAACAAGCTATTCGTTGCCCTGAAAGAATACGGGATGCTGGACGCGAGAGGCCGCAAGGTGTTCTCAATTGGCCTGCGTGGACGATTCGAGGCACAGCCAGACCGCCCATTACAGCTTGTGCTTGGGTTGCTTGGAGAAATCGCGGTTGCGTTTCGTTACTCATCAGAGGAAGCAGAGAAGGCCGACCTTGACCACTTCAAATGGACCGTCGCTCAACTCGGCGAATAAGCCTCAACAGCCCAAACCGGAGACCCCCAATGACCCGCCAGTACCTCACCATCCTGAAAGGACACGAACGATGAGCTACAGTAACCCCGAAAGGAAAGTGATGAAACGATTGCTCACCATCCTGATCCTGCTGACAAGCAGGAAGAAAGGAGCGAGAACGCATGTTGCTAGCCTCTGAAATATCGGAACTTGGAAGCATCTCGTGGCCCGGCGCACTAGTGCTGTGTGTCGTCTGCATTTGCGTTGCGTACACTCTGTCAAAACTTGCTGGATAGGACACTCGCCATGACCCGCCAGTTACTCACCATCCTTCTCCTGCTGACCAGCAGCGCCTGCCAAGCGCAGTCGATCACGCTCACCCGAGACGGCAAGCCCGTCAAGCCGACGTTCTCGCTTTCTGCCGATCCTGTCGAAGCCTCCGACCAGTTCCGCGTCATCATCGCCGGGCTACTCCCCGAGATTAAGCAGACCGACACGCTGGTTTGTTCGGGCACGATCGACTTCGGGCGCTACTACGTCATCAACTTGCCATCGTGCAACTACGCGAGCGACCCGAAGAATCCAGCGAAGTGGCTGGCCCACCACATGATCGACGCCACCACGGTAGACGGCGTGCAAACCAAGCCCAGCAGCACGCCGGGCATCATGCTCGGCAAGTATGCCAAGTTCGATGGATTCAGCTTCGGCGGCGACTGCTGGAACCGTTCTGAGGACGGTGGCTTATTGGGCTTCAGCTTGCCGGAAGAATCCTATGCCGAGTTCGTGAACTGCGATATCGACGCCAGCCAGGGGCACGACTGGGCGATTTATGCGTGGTCGAACCACAAACGCACAGTGGTCATCAAAGGGGGCTCCCTTCGCTTCTGTCGCTTCGGAGTCGCCTTAGCTGCCTCGGGAGCCGCCGCACAGCAAACGGTGATTCTCGACGGCGTGAAGCTGATTGGCGACGCCAACGGCTCGACCAGCTACGGCGAGTCATCCGGTGGCGACGTGAACAGTGGCGGAGTTCTGACTGCGGTTCTCAATCGCTCGGGCTTGACCGCGATCCGCGATTGCACGGTTGAGGCCATCGGGCTCACGAAGCCCTATAACAGCAAGTGGGGTTGCCCACGCATCGCGGCGTTAGCGACCAACCAGTATTACTCAAGCTCGGGTGCGACCAGCTTCATCATCGAACGCTGCAAGGTGAACATCACGCCGGGCATCTCGCAGGCGTGGTACGACGTGGACGTGCGGAGCAACGGTAAGCTCTCGGTGCAGTACAACGACCAAGCGATTAAAGCCGCGCAAGTTGCCGGCGATAAGCTCTTGGTAGAAGCTCGTGGCGGCAGTGGCGAAGGCGGGGAACTGAAGGTGTGGAAACCGTAACACGAAAGGGAGTTCCGATGGTATCCGCGAACCGAATCGACTGGGAGTCGAAGCGCCGGGTGATTGTTCTGTACGAGCCTCCGCCGCCTGTTGCGTGGCAGTGGCGGGTACTCTGGTTGCTTGCGGCGTTTGTCGCTGGGCTTATGCTAGGGAGGTAATTCACGGATGAAACGCCAAGCGGCCGGAGCGCCGCCCAAGTTGAAGATGCGGCGGACGCTGACGGCGCACGCACTGCAAACACTGCGGTTCACGGACTTTGCCGGCGAAATCATCGTGCTTCGTGCCGAGCACGGCAAGGTACTGCTAGCGATAAGCCACGCCGATACCCACACGCCGCACTTCGTGCAACAGTCTTTCGGGTGGGAAGTTGCTTGACAATTGCCGGCGGAACGGGTTGAATAGACACGGCAGAACAACTTGACGGGCACAGACCGCCCGAACGACCTACCAAGGCCGCATAGCTTAGCCCAGAAGGCTTCGTTATGCGGCTTTTTTTATTGCACCAGCGGAACCCCGCCATGCTGCCTCCGGCCAAAGTTGACCAAGTGAAAGCACTCTTGGCGGAAGGGCTGACCGACCGCGAAGTGGCTCGACGGGCAGGCGTCGGCCGAACCACGGTGCAGCGAATCTGGGCCCAGCTACTGGACAAGCCCAAACGCAAACAGCAAGTCTATCAGCCGGTGCCAAGCACGCCGGAGCAGTACCAGCGAGTGCGACAACAAGCGACCGCAGCAATGGAGGAAAAGCTAGCCCGCAAGCGTGCGTATCTGGCGATGAAGCGTGACCGTTAGCCCGGAAGGGAGGTGGTCTAATCTCATGGTGGAGCCTCATTCGATCCAGGACATGGCTCGGCAGAGCGTCCACCTGATGGAGAAGAAGCTACACGCGGACCCTGCCACGCATAACTGGCGGATGACCGACTTGTGGATTCTTCGGAACGTGATTGAAGACGAACGGTTCAGGGCGCTTGCCCAGTGGAAGATTGAGGAGTTCCAGCGATGCGGTTCGTGATTGCGTTTCTCTTGTGTCTCTGTGCGGTTCCGGCTCACGCCATCCAAGACCCGCCGAAGCTCCAAGTGACCGGCCATGCCTGCCAGGCATGTCAAGGCAAGTGCGCATGCGACCCGGTTCTGTGCCCCTGCCCCAAGGTGGTGACGTTCCAGGACGGGACGAAAGCTGTTTTCGTTCCTGGTCCGGTGGACACGAAAGGCGGCTGGCCGTACATGGGTCCGTTTCGGTGGACGGGTGCTGCTGGTCGTTGGCTGCTGGGTGCGCCGCCGAGGTTCGTGAAGTGATTGACGGGGTTCGTGCTTCATGCACGGACTGAGGGGTTCTCGCATCGTTGCCGGCTGGCTAGCAGCCACAGCCGGCGCGATGCGAGTTTTCCCCGCAAGGTGCTTGTGGGCAGGGAGGCCCTTACACGTTTTTCACCACGTTCAAGCGTTTTTCAATGAATGAGCCTAACTTACTTTACACCTGGCGACACGCTCTGGTTCTGTGGGCGCGGCTTTGCATCGCGTGCCATCGGGCTCTGGACTACCTCGCTCAAGCAGAAGTGGAACGGCCAGCTCATCAGCCACGGAAGCTTCATTGCGCCCCATCGCGGGAAAATCAAAAACTTCGAGTCCACGACGTTCAACGACCTGGCGTGCGACGAGGCCCGGCGCAAAGTGCTGGGGGTGCAGGTCAACGATCCGCACAAGCGGGTTCTGACGTACACGGGGCGGGTGTATCTCTCACGTCCACGCAATGCGTTGAAGGCGGAACAAGTCGAAGCATTGAGCAACTCCGCGCGGGCGTTTTTGGGAACACCTTACGACATGCCCGGAGCTTTGCGGGCAGGCACGCGTTGGATCAAGCGGTTCTTCGACGCGGACCCGTCGGCTCTGTTCTGCGACGAGTTCATGGCGTTCGCGCTGATGGACTGCGGGAAGATACCCGAGGGGAGCTTCAACCCGAGTGCGGTGACGCCGGCGTGGCTGGCACGTTGGCTGGTTCACAACGCGGTGTATCAGCCGCTGGTGAGGCTTAAATGAAACGGGCAATTGCTGAAGCGATTCTGGGTGTGGTGTTCATAGCTGGCGTTATGGCGTTGTTTGGACTTGCGGCGATGGGACTCGACAGCCGCGTCCCTGCCGAGCCGGTTCCGTGCAAGTGCGCGAAGTGTGAGGCCAAGTGCTGCGAGGTGGGGAAGTGAGCGAAACCAAATTAATGCTTGGCGTCATAGCGACCTTTGCAGCCTGTGCTGCGCTGGGAATATCGATCAGATTGATTGCTGGGCCATCGCTGGCGAGTTTTTTGATGGCGTGCATTTCTGGTGCAGCGATGGGCTGTATCGGTTACTCGACTAGCAAATGGTTGGCTCAAGAATGAAGCCCCTCGCCGCCATCATCGCGTTCTGTCTCGGCTGCCTAGCCGCTGTGGCGATGGGGGCTCAGACTGAGCTTGCCGACTACCACAAAGCCGTGGTGAAGTGCGGACAGTTCGACGGCCGCGGTGGCTCATGGGCTGGCGCAGGCACGGTCGTCTGCCGCGAAGGCGTGGTGGTATCCGTCGCGCATATCTTCGAGGGGCAAGGCCAGTGCTGGGTAGACTTCGGCGGCGGACGCCGGCAGTTCGCTCGCCTCGTCGGACGTGACCCATCAGCCGACCTTGCAGTTCTCAAAGTCGATAGCGTCCCTGCTGACATTCCTGCCATTCCGCTAGCCGAGCCTAACGAGTTCGCGCCGGCCGGTTCTCAAGTCGAGTTCATTGGCTACGGCGGAGGTAACTTCCGGCACTTTACCACGAACACCGTGGGCTATGACCCAACGCGGCCGGGCGCACCTATCCTGATGGACTTCGTTTCCATCTCAGGGGACTCAGGCGGCCCGGTAGTGTTCAACGGCAAGCTAGTGGCCGTGCAGTGGGGGCACAACGGCACGCATTCGATGGGCTCTAGCTGCGGGAAGATTCAAGAGTTCCTGACGCAGTATCAAGTGCCGGTTTGCCGGGACGGTAGTTGCTGGCGACCAAGCAACCCGCAGCCCGTCGTCAGGCCAGCGCAACCGACGCAGCCCCTCGCACCCATCCCCGCCAAGCCGTGCAACTGCGACCACGCAGCACTTCTGGCACGCCTTACGAAGCTGGAAGCCTCGTATGCCGAACTACTCGCCCGACAAGGAACCCCCGGACCTCCAGGGGCACAAGGCGAGCGCGGCCCGCAAGGGCCAGCGGGACCGGCTGGCAAGGACGGCCAGCCCCCCGCTTTAGAAAACATCGTCAAGCAACTGCCGCCGATGACGTTCGAGATTTGGGACGACGGCAAGCTCAAGGACACACGGAAAGTGCCTCTCGGCGGAGTGGTTCCGCTGGAGCGATTCTTGATAGGGGCAGAGCCCCGATAGCTTTGGAGATTTTGTAATGGCAGATGTTCCTGCTTCGATCCACGAACAGGCTCTCGGTCGCTTGAGCCTGACCGGCGCTCACGGTGCTGAGCACAGCCAGCAGTACAACAAGATTCTGGACCTGAACTACGTTCAGGAGCGGAACATGGTGTCGCTGGTTGAGGCGATGGGCGCTCGCGAAGTTACCAGCAAGGCCGGACAACTTGGCGTTCCCATCGCTGGCGGCGAAGCCAGCAAGTAGTAACCGAGTGACGGCAGCCTAGAGCATCGGGGCAACTCGGTGCTTTGCTGCCGCTGCGGGAGTGACGCATTGAAACCGCTTGGCTTCGATGAGATTCCGATTGAGCGGCTGTTGGAGATTGGTGCCGAGCAATGCCAACAGGCAACGCTTGACCACCTGGCACTCGACAGCAAGAGCCTTGACGGCAGCCTAGGCAGCATCATCAAGGGATTATTGGACCGGGAAAGGGGGAGCGATGGCGACAGCGGAAACGCAAGCGGAGACGTCTGAAATTCCGCCCGAACTGCTCCAGAACGGCGACTGGCGTGAGGACGTGAAAAAGGACATCGTTGGGCTGTGGATGGCTCACCGAGGTCTAGACTTAAAGCGTGTGCAGCAGAACAACGCCATCGCACTGGCAACTATGAAGTTTGCGGCGAGCGGCGATAAGGCACAGTTGGCGGCGGACATCGAACGGGCAGCCACCATGGACGCAGAAGATATGGGCGTCTCAATCGGCAACAAAGAGGTCCACTACCACTATTCGACGGCTCAAGCCGCACAAGCAAACACCATGACAACGGCACCGGAGGCTAGCCCTATGGCATCGACCACGAACACGCTTGGCAAGCTGGCTGCCGCTGGTGCCCTGTTGGGTGCAGGCGGCATTGGCACGCTGGGCATCGGCATGGCGCTTGACTACCTCACGAAGCCGCCCCCGACGCCGATCGTGCAGCAGCAACCGAACATCGACACAGACACGAACGCAGGACTCAGATTCAAGGATTAGGGGCAAGGATGTCCGCCGACCAGATCGCTCCATTCCTACGTGAGCTAGGCGAAGTGGCGGACAGATTCCGCTGGATCGTCTGCCGCAAGACGGGGCGAATCGTCGGCTGGAACGCACAACTAAGGGACCACCTATCGCCGATTCAGGTGGTTGCTTGGGCAGCGTTGACGGACGGCGGAAAGAACGAACACCGGCTCAAGAGCATTCAAGAGCTTGGCATTGCGGACGAGTTTGAGGCTGGAAGAGTGGCGGGTTTCGAGACGATCAGTCATGCGTTAGTTCAGTGCTGCAATTACTGGTGCGACAAGTCGTGGCGTAAGGCGGTACTGGTGGAGATCGGGCTGCCGTGGAAAGAATTTGCATGAAGTGGCTCCTGGCAGGCATCATCGCGGCACTGTTCCTGGCGGCTGTGGTCAACACGGCGCGACCTGCTGAATTGGTAAACGTGACGGTGCTTGACGGCGACACCGTGCGAGCGGACATCGACATCGGGTTCGACATCATCCTCAAGCAGCAAACGATTCGCATCTACAACTTCGACGCCTGGGAGGCGAGCAAGGCACGCAGGACGCTGGACCTATCGCCTTTGCAGTGGCAAGAGGAAATCCGCAAGGGCATGTCGGCCAAGATGGCTCTTACCGGGATTCTAAAGAACGCCAAGCAGGTGACGGTGCACGAGGTGAGCGGGCGTGACCCGTATGGGCGGCGATTACTCAAGCTGTACGCCGATGGCAAGCACGTAGCGGACACCATGAAAGAGAAGGGACACCAGCGGAAATGAGCGGAACTTGTAAGGATTGTGAACACTGGCATGGCGGCAATTGCCACTTCCATGACGAAGACATTGAAGGCGACGACAGGGCAACACCCAAAGCGGCCTACGAAGAAGGCGCGTTTCTGCAAACTGGCCCGGACTTCGGTTGCATCCACTTCGCCCCCAAGACGAACACCTAAGAAATACTAGTCGGCACGGAAGCCAACCCCGGTTTGCTGGCCCCCAAGCATCGTGCGGGAAACCAGCAGGCCGGGGCTTTTGAGAACAGAACTGAAGGGAAACGCGGTGCGATGATCGGCAAGGCAGACATGGCGGCAGGAATCGTCGCAGCAGGCTCCGCGTTAATTGCGCAAGCATCCGACTTTGAAGTGCTCCGCAGCCTACCGGGAATCGGCGAAGTAGCCAACCTCTCCGCAGTCGGCGCGATGATCTACCTGGTGCTGTGGACTATCCCCAAGCTTACGCAGGACTTCCGCGACGAGATGAAAGAGGAACGTGAGTTTCACCGGGAAGAAAACGAAAAGATGCGGCAAGCGTTTAAGTGCGAGGGGAAGTAAATGCCAGCCAACTATTCGCCAGCTGAAGAAGTCAGCGGACTAGTGAAAGAGATTCACCGAGAGACCGTGAAGTAACCTCACGAACCGCAGCCGCGAACGGAGCCGAGTAAAATATGGCCGATCCATCGACCTACACTGGCGCGCTTATCTGGCTCTCGCCAGACGCCTCCAACCTCTGGACGGGTTCCGTCGGCGGAACAAACGTCGCCAACGTCGACGACACGATCCAGAACGCCGAAACCGACATCAGCAGTATCGTGCTCACCCAAGCCACGGCCGGCAACCGCCCGCAATGGAAAGGGAGCGGCTGGATTTACTGCGGACTGTCTACTGCCAATCGCTGGTTTACACACGACAGCAGCGAAGCGTACTACAACGACTTTCACGTCAACGGCAATGGCGGCATCCTGGTCTCCTTTCAGCGTTCGACGGCCGACGCTTCGACTAACGAAGTGATGGTGACGAACCACAACCTGAGCACGGGCCGCCAAGGCTTCCTGCTGAACGTCAACAGCGCCGATAACCTAGTGTTCACGCTCGACGTGAACGGGGCCACGATCGGCACACTGACGCTGGGCTCGGTAGCCGACACGAACACGCATATCTGCGAAGTGCGCCTTGTGGACGGTTTGCTCTGGGGAAGGATCGACAACCGAGCGCCAGTCACTGCAACCCTGTCAGGCGCCTTAGGGACGGGCAACGCCAGCAGTATCGTGCGCATCGGCGTGCGCAGCGGAAACACCCTGCCTGCCAATCAGAACCTGCGCGACCTCGTGATCCTGAACTCCGCGGCGACCAACGCCAACCGGCTCGACTGGCGGACCAGAAATCCCTACGCGCAAGACAACGCCACGCTCGACGTGGCCGAGATTCGCGTCGGCTCCAAGATGGAGATCAACCTGCGAGACCTCTACGAATGGACCGCCGACAGTATGCGCTACGACGGCTACGCTCTGATTCCAGGGCTGTCGGGCGTGTATGGCGGCACAGTGTTGTCGATCGCCAGCGAGTGGCACGGCTCGGGCCACGGCAACGAGACGATCACCAGCAAGACCATCAGCATTGATGGCGTTTCAGAAACGCTTAACGCCGGGCTGTACGTCTCGGCATCTTCGGCAACGATCACCCGCGAAAGCACGCTGGGCACAACCTTCAACCTACGCAGCACGAAAGTGCTCAAGGAAACCGGCTTCACGGAAACCGTGCGGCTTGAGCGCATCGACCCCAGCGATGGCAAGTCGATCAGCAGTTCGGCATACCCTTGGATATGCTCACTCGCCCCAGCGATGAACAACTACATCTGGTACGACGAGGACGGTGCAACGCTCGACAGCGGCACCTTCAGCGGCGAAACGCTGAACGCCGAGATCACAGCGCCCAGCGGTGCCATCGCGCTTTTGTCTTACGACACCACCAACGACAAGGGATTGTTGCACGTTCTGAAAAACCCCGGCACGTTGACGCCAGACTTATTCGCGGTGCGGCGCTCGACGGACAATAAGTTCTACGGGCGAATGGTCGGCTTGGATGGCTCTGAGGGAGGTGAGGTGTTCACCACAGTCTGGACGGTTGAAGTCATCGAAGCGACTGGCGCAACGTATGAGGCGGCTGGCAGTGCGGCTGTTGCGCGGGCGTTGAACCCGCCCAAGAGCACCGGCGGGATGGGAATCAAACTAGGGCTAGGACTCTAACGGAGAGGACACAAATATGGGACTGAGCAGTCAACGCGACCCGTCTGAAAACTACGACACCTACACCAAGAGCGACACAGTGAAGTTCGCTGGTGGAAACAGCCGGCGGATCATGGTTCTAGACGACGGCGTGGTCGTTCTATGGAAGCCAGACGACACGACGGTCACAACTCCCACGCTACCAGCCGGCACTGTGCTGGACGTGGTAGCCAAGGGCATCAAGTCAACGAACACCACGGCATCCCTGTTCTTTGTGTTGCACTAAAGGCGGGTGGCATGGCGAGCGTTGAATCCAGCAATGTTCCAGCCAGCAGCCAAGGGGGTCAGGGGGGCGGTCTGTTCGAGGATCGAGGGCATACCCGAGGCGATGCCATCTTGATTCGCAAGTGGGCAGGTGTGGTTGACCCTGAAAAGGTCAAGCCACTCATTGAAAAAGGTTATGCCCTGGCAGAGAACGCGGAGAGCGAACGCGACTATGCCGCAGTGATGAAGGTTATTCAGGGGTTCGCAAAGCTAGAGCAAGAAGAATCGAAAGCGGTTCAGCCGACGACCGGAACCACGACGAACATCCAGATCAATGGCGACGTGCGAATCTCCAATCCTGACGAGCGACGAACTGAACTGCTTGGCATCATTGCTGCCGCATCTGACCGAGCAAGAGCAATCGAGAATAGCGGAACTACTGACGCCCCAGCCGACCCCAAGCGAGCAATTCCGCCAGCGACTGATGATTAGCGCAGGCGGGGAAAACGTGCCATTCCAGAGCGTTCTGGAGCCGTGGCAAGCGAAAGACTTTGAAGCACTCGACCCAGGATGGGAAATGGTAGCAGGACTCAGGGACAATGCACCGTTTCAGCGGTTCTACTTGGAACGCCCACGCGGCCATTCCAAGACCACAGACATTGCGTGCATGGCCCTGGAGGTCATCTACACCAGCCAGATTCCCTTGAGCGGCTACGCAGCGGCAGACGACCGGGACCAGGCCAAGCTGATTCGAGACGCCATCAAGGCAATGGTGATGATGAATCCCTGGCTGTCAGAGCGGGTGGAGGTCCAGAACTATCGCGTCGTGAACAAGGCGACTGGTTCTGTGCTGGAGATCATCTCGAACGATGCCGGTTCCAGCTACGGATTCACGCCGCACTTCATCATCGTGGACGAGTTGACGCACTGGAAAAAGCAAGACCTGTGGGTATCGCTGTTCAGCTCGTCGGCCAAACGCCCAAAGTGCATGTTGGTCATCATTGCCAACGCGGGCTTTGGGCGTGGTATCTCCTGGCAATGGCAGTTGCGGGAAAGCTGCAGAGAAGATGCCCGCTGGTACTTCTCCAGCCTCGACGGACCGCAAGCGTCGTGGATCACGGACGAATCGCTAGCCGAACAACGCTCCAAGCTCACGGCACTGGACTATCAGCGGCTGTGGCTCAATCAGTGGGTGCGTGAGACGGGCGAAGGGCTGGATTGGAGCGACATCGAAGCCGCGTTGACGCTACCGGGTCCGCAAGGTCACGACACGAACCTAGTCTATATCGGCTGCCTCGACGTTGGCATTCGCAACGATCATAGCGCGTTCGTGGTCATCGGGCTAGATTCGATCAATGAGCGCTACAAGGTCCATTACGTGACCAGTTGGAAGCCAGCCGACTACGGCGGGCAAGTGCTGTTGTCGGACGTGAAGCGTGACGTACTGGAACTACACAAGACCTACAAGTTTCGGCTGCTGGTCTATGACGCCTGGAACGCCGTTGACATCGTGCAAGAGCTATCGCAGCAGGCGGCACACATGGCAGGTATTGGGCAATGCCCGCCGCTGAACCTCTGTGAGTTCCGCTTTCAGGCGCAAGGCCAGCTCGAAATGGCCGAAGCCCTGCTGCACATCTTCCGCAACCACAAGATCGACCTGTACCGCGACGAGGATTTGCTCAACGACCTGTTGCGAATCCAGATCGAGGACAAGGGGATTGGCTACAAGGTGACGGCCAAGCGTGACGACTTAGGCCATGCCGACCGAGGTATCGCACTGGCGATGGGTTTAGCTGAAGGCATGAAGGGTATGAAGATTCTGCGTGAGCCGCGTTACGACGACGGATTAGGGGATTCGCTGATATGAAACTAGCATTCTGGCGTCCATCGCTCTCGCCGCTCCAAGAGCAGCTACAAGGCAAGCTGACCGCACTCGACGACCAGCTCACCGCCAAGCTGCTGGAATACATCGACCTGACGGCCAACTACGTCGACCCACGCGAACGCTACTACGATCCAAGCGGGACTGTGTGGAAGCAACTTGGCTCAGGTGGCGCTGAAGATCAGAGCCCTACCGACTATTCGCGTTTGACCAACGAACAAGACCTCACGGCCGTTCGCGACTATTGCCGCAACCTGGCAGCCGAGAACCCGTTCGCCATCAATCTCCATGAAAACATGGTGAACTACATCGCTGGCGACGGCGACAAGCCCACCATTGTTGCGCAGAAGGGCGAAGAGATAGACGATGGCAATCTCAAGGCGATGCAGGAAGTGCTCGACGAATGGATGTACGAAAACCACTGGGTCACTCGGCAGCAAGAGTCTGTACGCCGATTCGACCGGGATGGCGAGTTCTTTCGCCGCTACTTCCGGGGTGAAGATGGGAACTTGTCGATCCGATTCGTGGAACCCAACCTCGTCACGCAACCACCATCGCACCCCGAGAAGCATAACGCCTTTGGCATTCAGACCGACCCGGACGACGTAGAAACGGTCATAGGCTACTGGGTAGACGGCGAGAACGTACCAGCCGAAGAGATTCAGCACGTCAAGGCGAACGTCGATTTAAATGTGCGGCGTGGTGTGCCAACCACCTGGCCCATCGGCGAAATGCTCAAGCGTGCCTGTAGCGTTCTGGAGAACATCGCAGTCACCAGCCAGATACAAACGGCGATTGCCTTGATTCGTCGGCATGAGAACGGGACAGCGGCAGGTGCCACGTCGATGCGTACCAGTGCTTCGGCATTCAGCCGCACGGACTCACGCACCGGTAAGACCGATTACATTCAGAACCGCAAGAAGGGGCAGATCATCGACGCCCCTGCCGGAATCGAATACGACTTCCCTGCCAGCGGCCTTGACGTGGAGAAGTATGGGGCAGGCGTGCAAGCCATCCTGAGAGGCGCAGCGGCCCGCGTGTGCTTCCCTGAATTCATGTTCACATCAGACGCCAGCAATGCAAACTATGCGTCTACGATGGTCGCAGAGGGCCCTGCGGTACGGATGTTCCAGCGCCGGCAACGCTTGCAGCGTGACGCCGATTTGGAAGTGCTGTGGAAGGTACTTGAGTACAAGGCGGAAGCCGGGCTGATTGACGGTTCGTTACTTGAGCGTATTGAGATCATGACCGAGCCCCCGCGTGTTCAGGTTCGCGACGAAAAGGCGTTTGCGGACACGAACAAGATTCTGGCGGACGCGAAGATTCTTTCGCCGCAGACGTGGTCGGCCAAGAGCGGCTTGGATTACGAACAAGAGCAATCGAACATCGAAAAGCACCAGGAGTCCCATCCCGGCCAGATGCAGCAGGCGGAGATTGACGTACTCAAGGCGAAAGCGGTTGGCGGCGATGCGTTGCAGCAGGCCGATCGAGCGGCCCGGATGGAAGCGGTGGAGGCGTATTTAGGTGGCTGACCTCTCCAACCGCTCCCAGTACGAAGCCGAACTGGCCGCCAAGGTCGCGGAGATTCTACGCCAGCACCGGGCGGAAATAGAACGCGGCATCGACCCGCCCGAAGCCGAACGGAGACTACGCACCGAGTTCCTGCTGCTATTCGGCCTGGTGTTCGTTGTGGGCTCACGTACGGCCGCTGGTGAGCTTGGAATTGCAGTCGAGGCACAGAACGCTGGCCGCCGCTGGGGTGACGTATACGGGGCGTCTGTTTCGCGTGGCGTGATGGACGCAGTACGCAAGCGGGTGGAGAAGGCCAGAGCAAAAGACCTGACCGGCGAACTAGGGCTGGTCAAACAGACGGTCGAGAAGCTGATTGACGGCAACACCTGGAACAACTTTGCAGCGACCGAGGTGACCCGCGCGAACACGGCAGGCGGTGAGTTCACGGCGTTCGTTTACAACTCGGGGCGAGTTTCGCGTGAGCGGCCGCAGCCGTTTGTCGGTGAGCCGATCACGCCCGAACTATCGCCGGACCTTGTGCCGGTAGAGCCTGAACCGCCGAGCGACGAACCAACGATCCCCGAGCCGGCGCTAGCGCTGTGGCATACGTCACGGGACGACAAGGTGTGTCCGCGTTGCAGACCGCTGCACGGCAGACCGCGTGAGGAATGGCAGCTTGTCGCGCCGATGGGTCCGCCGCTGCATGTGGCGTGCAGGTGCTACATCGACTACGCACTGGAAGCCAGCGAAGCGTATCTAGGTGAGTCTGAGAACCGAGACGGCGAGAAGGGCGTTTGGCGTACGATTAGAGGCGCGAAAGTCTTTATCAAAGACGGCAAGATCACGAAGGGGCCGAAGGCACTTATCGACAAGACGCCCGACGAAGTCGAGAGCGACGAGAAGCCGAAGCGCAAACGCAAGTCGGCGGCATCTAAGCCGGACAAGGTGAAAGACGACAGCAGCAAGCCGGAGCCCGAGCCGAAAGATGACAAGCCGAAAGGCAAGGTCAAGCAGACCGACACGGCGGAGTTTAAGGCGTGGTTCGGTGACTCTAAGGCCGTTGACAAGAACGGCAAGCCGCTGGTGGTTTATCACGGGACTCGAGCGCCCGGCTTCGGAGAGTTTGACCCCAGCAAGGCGAGCACGGCCGCACTGTACGGCCCCGGCGTTTACCTGACTGAAGCGCCAGACATTGCCTCAGAATACGCCAGCAGGACCGGAGGCGTTTATCCGGTTTACGCACGGATTGAAAGCCCGCTAGACCTCGATGCGCCGGCGACTGATGGCATGAAGGCGAAGGTGGCAGCCGCCATTCGATCGTACAAAGTTGCCGCTCCAAAAAAGAAATGGGAGGCCAAGGTCAACAAGTCGATTGATGCGGCGCTCGAGAAGCTGGCGGACGCATCGGGAAGCAACAACGACATTTTGAAGGCGATGCACGGTGCTCAGTTGGGACTCAGGACGGTAGACGGACCAGACGGAAAGGTGATGGTGTACCAAGAATTCAGCGATGCCATGAATGCCGAGGTCTTGAGTCGTGGCGGCTTTGATGGGCTTACGCACGTCGGCGGCAAGATCATGGGCAACAAAGAGCACCGAGTGTGGATTGCATTTACGCCCAACCAGATCAAGTCTGCAACCGGCAACCGTGGCACGTTCAGCCGCAAGAGCAACAGAATCGACGAGCAGCACCACGGAGCCTAGCGTGTGCGTGTCCGTATCCTCGGCAAATACTGGAACCTGCGTTGCGTGCCGAACCTCGGCAAGAATCACGGGATTTGCCAGCACCCGGAAAAGACCGCCAAAGAGATTCACATTCAAGGCGGATTGCGTGGTGCGCAGCTCATGGAGACCGTCATTCACGAAGTCTTACACGCGGCCAACTGGCACTTAGATGAAGAATTCGTAACGGACTTCGCGCACGACGTGACCAAGATTCTCAAGCGTAAGGCGCTATGGGACAAGATCGTTGACCCCGGAGAACGGAAGTGATGGCGAAGAAACCAAGCGGGCTACTCGACGCCGTACTGGCATCTCAGCCCCTCAAGACCGGACCCAAGACATGGTTCGGACGAATGGAAGAAGGGGACGCCAAAAGCCAGCTACGTGAACTGCACGCGGCATGGCACGCTGGCAAGCTCGATCGTTACTCGATGACGGACTTGCTCAAGACGACCCGCGAAGTGCTGGGTATCGAGATTGGCGTCAGCGGGTTTGAAAACTGGCTTAAAAAGGCGGACCCTGATGGCTAAGCGCAAGCCGAAGCCCGTCGAGAAGCCGTCGCTGGTGGCAACGCTCTCGGCGGAACAGCAAGAGCGAATTGCGGACGCTTTGAAGCCGGACGCCTTTATCGCTTTGCTGCGTGGCAAGCGGATGACGACCCGCCAGCTTTGCGAAAAGACGGGCGGCGATGAGCAGCAGGTGATGGATGCCATCTATCACTGCCAGGGCAAGGGCTATTTGCTGAATCTGTTTGGCGACCAGTGGGAGCTATCTAAGGCACCAGCCGCCAGCGACAAGCGGGACGTTTACAAGAGCCGGCCGGATGGAACCTACCTGTTTGGATTCTCCAGCGACCAGCACTTGTGCAGCAAGTACGAACGGCTGGACGTACTGAACAGCCTTTATGACCACTTCGCCGAGCAAGGCGTTGACCGGGTGTTCAACGCTGGCAACTGGATCGACGGCGAGGCGCGATTCAACAAGCACGACTTGAAAGTCCACGGGCTCGATCCGCAGCTTGACTACCTGGTGGACAACTACCCGCAGCGTAAAGGAATCGTCACCTATGCCATCGCGGGCGACGACCACGAAGGATGGTACGGACAGCGAGAGGGCATCGACATCGGCGCTTATGCGCAGGACAAGATGCGAAAGGCCGGCCGCACGGACTGGGTGCATTGCGGGTACATGGAAGCGTTCACGGCCCTAGAGCACGCCAAGACTGGCGCGACAGCTTATCACCTGAACATGCACCCCGGCGGAGGAAGCTCGTACGCTGTTAGCTACCGACCGCAGAAGATCATCGAGAGCCTAGCTGGTGGTGAGAAGCCGGCGATTCTGGGCATCGGCCACTACCACAAGATGAGCTTCAACAGCTTCCGTAACGTGTGGGTTTATCAGGCAGGAACTACGCAAGACCAGACCATCTTCATGCGGAAGAAAAGCCTAGAGGCGCACGTCGGTGGCGGGAGCATCAAGGCGACACAAGACCAGGACTCGGGCGCAATCGTCGCGTGTCGAATCGAGTTCTTCCAGTATTTCAACCGTGGGCACTATGACGGCCGCTGGAGCAATTCCGGCGAAGTCTCACTTGTCCCCCGAGGTGCGGCATGAGTATCAAAATCTACGTGGCTGGCCCATACACCAGCGCCCCGCTCGACAACACGCTGACCGCCATCGACGCGGCCGACAACCTGCTGCGACTGGGCTACGTGCCATTCATTCCACACCTGTCGCACTTCTGGGACGAACGGCATCCGCATGAGTACGACGAATGGCTCGGGTGGTGCATCGAGTGGGTCAAGTGCTGCGATGCCATCTTGCGACTACCGGGCGATTCGATTGGCGCTGACATCGAAACGGAATTGGCGGCGGCAATCGACATCCCGGTTTATGAGTCAATCGAGCAACTACACCAAGCAATGCAGGAGAACGCATGAGCGTCGAGTTTAAGCCGCGATGGCTGAAGGGCGACCATGGTGGCAACAGCATGGACTCACTGGCGGACCCAGTGAACTCACCAGCCCACTACACGGCAGGCGGGATCGAGACGATTGACTACATCGAAGCCAAGGGGCTGGGCTATCACCTCGGCAACGCGGTGAAGTACATCAGCCGCGCAGGACACAAGACGCCAGACGCTACGCAGGACATCCGCAAGGCGATTTGGTACTTGGAGCGGTACTTACAGGGTGAGGCGAAGTAATGCTGATGGCGTCAGAGGAACGGAAGCCACGAGTCAACGCGGTCATCTGCAATACGGTGAACCCGGATGGGTCCGTGTGTCGTGGCGTGTGCTATGCCTACAAGTCGAAGGTGCTCGTCACCTACTTTCGCTGCGAGTGCTGCCTGCGGACGAAGAAGGTGACTCGGCCGAGAGCTGGTTGATAATCGCCCGTATCGCTGAGTAGCTCGCCGCCCGCGTGGCGTCGTTATGTTCGGACACTTTGTTCGCCACCGATCGAAGCTCCGCGTAATCACACTGATTGATTAAGTCACCTGCAACGCAGATTGCATGCGCCATCGCGGCAACTACTGAAAATTCATCCTCGGAAATGGCGAAGTAGGAAACAGCCCTAGCAAGCGCAAAACCTAGGGAGGCTTCTGCAAACACGCAGTTTCCGGGGTCATCGTTTTCTACAGGCTCAAAGCACGCCGTTGACGAATCGCCGTCCGGGGACGTGATCGTCACTGTCCATCTGTGCTCTTTGTTCGTTCCCATCTAATTTGCTCCATAGCGTAGGTTAGTACCAGCAACTGGTACCGGGCTATTCTAGCACATGCCGCTGCATCCCTACGATGCACTCATGGCCACAGCAACGACCTCCAAGTCGCAGCGCTTGACGGAGTTCACCACCGGAGTCGGCGGCAACGTCGATACCGAGAACCACGTCATCCGCAACGTCAAGATTCTTGGCGCTAGCTCCAAGAATGGCCGCACCTACACCGAACACGCCATGCGACAGGCCATCGCCCTCTACGAAGGCGCGAAGGTCAACCTGAACCATCCCAAGGGCAAGCCGGACCAGCCTCGGGACTATCAGGATCGCATCGGCCACCTGTCGAACATCGCCTTCCGCGAATCGGCCCTGTTTGGGGACTTTCACTACAACCCCAAGCACCCGATCGCCGGCCAGCTCATTCACGACGCCCAGCACTCGCCAGCCAGCGGCGGCTTCTCACACAACGTGCAGGCCCAGATTTCGAAGAGCGGCGGCAAGCTGGTCGTGGAAGCAATCACCCGCGTTACGAGCGTGGACCTGGTAGCCGACCCGGCCACCACGAACGGACTTTACGAACACGTCGAGGAACCTGAAATGTCGCTCGCCGAAATGACCCTGGAGCAGATTCTCGCCGCTCGTCCCGACCTCAAGGCAGCCGTGCTCACTGAAGCGCAGCAGAGCCAAGAGTCGCAGGACCAGGCCGCCGAACTGAAGCGGCTGCGTGAGCAGGTCGACGCTTTCGAGGCCAAGGAAAAGCTGGCGGCTCGCAAGGCTGTCGTCGACGCCAAGATCGCGGAAGCCAATCTGCCGGCCGCGACCCTCTCGGCCGTGTTCCTGGAAAGCTGCTACGAAGCGACCGACGAGAAGCTTGCCAAGCTGATCGAAGACCGGGCCTCGCTTGCCAAGCAAACGCTGGTACAGAAGCCCAAGAGCAGCGAGCAGAACGTCGTGGAATCGGTTCTCCCGCAAATCGCGGACGCGAAATCGTTCGCTGCTTTCCTCCGCAGCTAAACCCGAACAAATCACCACAGTTCTAACGTGGAGCAGATAACATGGCTCGCCTCCCAAAAGTCCCAGATTCGTTCGTCATCGCCCACGAAAGCGTTGGGTTCGAGGATCATTTTCAGGGCTTCCTGACCGCGACCTCTACCGACAAATACACCGTCGTGACTGCGGTTGACGGAACGGTTCTGCAAGTCGACTCCGCGCCAGGTGGCGTAGCCATCAAGTCGGCTGCGGCCTCCGGCTCGGGCAATGAAGATTGCTACCTTGTCCGCGAAGCCGAAACCTTCAAGTTGGCAGCGAATAAGCCGCTGTGGTTCAAGGCCATCATTCAGTCGACCTACGATGTGGCGGACAGCCTGTTCGTCGGCTTGACAGACGGTGCCGCTGCGAACTTGCTCCAGAACGACGGTGCAGGCCCGAAGTCGAGCGGCAACACGCTTTGCTTCCACAAGGCGGACGGCACTGCGAACTGGTACTGCTACGGTCGCGATGACGCTGATGCTGACGTTTTCAACGTCGAAATGAACGCGGCCAATTCGCTCACGAAGACGGCGCAGGTCGCTGGTTCTTCGTCTGACCAGCGGCTCGAGATCGAGTTTTATCCCAAGAGTTCAACGCTGGCGGACGTGGTATTCAAGATCGACGGCGATGCTGTCTACAAGCGCACCGACTGGCTTTACGCCGGAAGCGCTACCGACTTGCAGTGTGTTGTCGGAAACAAAGACAACGCAGCCAACGAAGTGACGACCAATTTGCGTTTCTTGGGTTGCTACCAATCGCGTTAAACAACAAACCCGCCACAGGACGACAATCCGAGGCGGGCTGGAACAACATCGGGCGTCTGCCCAATGCCGACCTAGGAATTGGCATTTTAGCAGACTCCCCCGACAAAGGGGAGCGAGTACTATGCCCGCTGTGAATGCCAAAAATCTTCAGCTCATGCTGGAAGACCGGACCAAAGGCCCGGCCTTTGTTGAGCAGCACTTGTCCGAAGCGTTCGCATCGGGCCAGCTTGTTCCCGAAGACTTTTCTATTCGCGACATCTTCATCAGCACGGTCCCCGACGGCCGCGAGATGGTGGAGCACTTCAGCCCGAGCGCCAAGCGTGGCGGGTTCAGCTCTAGCCGCGAACTGCAGGAAGCGGCTGATGCCGTATCGAGTTCGCTGTTTGCTAACATCACCGGCCAACTGATCTACACCACGATCATGCGGCAAGCCCAGGCCGAGGATTACGTCCTGAGCCGGATGGTGCCGAACGTCCAAACGAATTTCAGCGGCGAGAAGATTCCTGGCGTGGCAAATCTGGCCGACGAGGCGCAGATCGTCAAAGAGGGCGAAGAATACACGCTGGCAGGTTTCAATGAAGATTGGATCGAAACCCCGCAGACCGTCAAGCGTGGCAATATCGTTCCGGTCACGAAAGAGGCCATCTTCTTCGACCGTACCAACCTGATCCTTTCGACCGCTGGCCAAGTCGGCTTGCGACTCGGTGCGAACAAGGAAAAGCGGCTTCTCGACGCAATGGTCGACGAGAACACGACCGCTCACCGATACAAGTGGCGTGGCACCATCTACGCGACCTACCAAGCTTCGGCGCCGTGGATCAACCTTCAGACATCGAATGCACTGGTCGATTGGACCGACATTGACACCGTCGAGCAGCTTGCGGCTAACGTCACGGACCCGAACACTGGCGAGCCCATGCCACTGATGCTGACTGACCTTGTGGTCACTCCGCAGCTTCGTGCGACCGCTTACCGGATTCTGTCGGCAACGAACATTGCGATGCAGGCCGGCGGCTTCGCTACATCAGGCAACCTTCTCCGCAGCGATTCGCCGAGCCCCCTTGGCAAGCACGAATACAGTGCGGCTTACAACGTTGTTTGCAGCCGCCTGCTTGCCCAGCGGATGGCAACCGACACGACTTGGTATCTCGGTCGCGTCTCCGAGGCCCTGGTGTACATGCAGAACTGGCCGATCACGGTCGAACAGGCCGGTGCAGATTCGGCTAAGGGCTTCGAGCGGGACATTGTGGCTCAGTACAAAGCCAGCGAAATGGGCGCGGCGTTTGTCAAAGAGCCGCGGTACTTGTTCAAGAGCACCGTGGCGTAAGCCAACGGAGAACGCGGCGGCTGAGAAAACAACGAGCCGGCTGCCGGGGCGACCTGTCAGCCGGCTTTTTTTATCGAAAGGGCAGCATGGGAAAGCATAAGCACGCGGACAACGCAACCGCAGCTACCGAACGTCCACAGAAGAAGTTCCGGGTTCACTTGGCTGCGAATACGCCACTGGCTCACGAGTCAGCCGACATTCAGGCGACAGCCCCAGAGGAAGCGTGGGGCAAGTTCTGCGAGATGAATGGCATCAGCGGCAGTTCTTGCGAACGCACAATCACCGAGGTCTAGCGCATGGCCACGGACGCAGAAAACATCGCCACGATCAAGAGCAACGCGCTGGCACGGCTGGCGGAAATCACCGCCGCACCAAAGCCGAGCTACAGCGAGAACGGCCGCTCTTGGAGCTGGAACGAATACCACAAGATGCTTCGCGAGCAAGTGGACTGGGCTAATAGCCAGCTTGCCGCTCAAGAGCCTTTCGAGGTCATTACCTACGTCGACCCGTACTAGCGACCAATGACCGCTCCCGACACCACGACTGACTACCTCTACGTCGACGGGACCGAAACGGTCACGCTCACGGACGGTAGCGATACGGTCACGGTCGAATATGCCAAGCGCTCGCGCATAGAGGCCACGAACCAGATTAGTGGCTTGCAGATCGGTGACATCCTCTGGGACTTGGCCAAGGCAGTTCTGGACGGCGCAATCACCGAGCCCATCGCACGGATGAAGATCATCGACGCGGACGACAACGAGTTCGTGATTACGTCGGTTGGCGATTTGGTTATCTCGGGTATTTGGCAGTGCGTCACGCGGCCAGCAGTCAGCGAGGCGTAACGCATGGCCATTGTCACCAAAGACCTGTACACGCTCGACGAGTTCGGCATCGAGCTTGAAGTGTCGGCGCGAATGGTGGACGAAATGCCGATCGCCCGAGACCTGGCGGACCAGATCACGGATTTGATTTACGACGGCGTGCAGCGGAACTTCGACGAGAAGCAGGATTCGTCCGGCCAGCCGTGGGCACCTCATGCCCCGATGACGATCCGGATGTACGGCCCGCACCCGCTCTTGATTCTCTCGGGCACGATGTGGGTCGCCTCCACGATGACGGGAGTTGAGGGGAACTACCTCGACGTACAGGACCGCAGCATCGTTACGGGCGTGACGCTGCCCTATGCCGAGAAGCAGCAGTTTGGCGATGCGATCACGCCTGCCCGCGAATTTTACTACATCCGCGATTCGTACATCTTCGAGATCGAGAATCTGGCGGTCGTTTATCTCGTTCAGCAGGTGATTGGATGAGCACGCTAACACTTCAGCCAGCCGAAGCCAGCGCGGTCGATTGCTACATCGGAAATGGAGCAGCCGCAAACTCGGCATTCAACGACGGCAATCTATTGATCGGTACGTTGCGTGTACTGGGCAATGATACCTACTACCGTTCTTTGCTGCGTTTCGATCTGTCCACACTGGCGGACGGCGCGATTCCTAGCGCTTGCGAACTGACGATCACGCATAGCGGAGGCTCTCCGGTCAACCCGAGCACGCAGACCGCCTACCGCTTGACACGCACGGACTGGACCGAAGCGGCCACCTGGAACACCTACGACGGATCGAATGCGTGGTCAACGGCGGGCGGCGACTACACCGCCACGGGCAGCGACGCTTACACGTACACCGGCGGAACGGCGCTGACGTTCGATCTGCTGGCCATGCTTCTGGACGCCAAGAACGCCGGGCTTTCCAGTCTCAACGTCATTTTGATTGGTCCCGAAGTACCAGGATCATCAAACTACATCGTGGGCGAGTCGAGCGCGGACGCGACGGCCTCGAATCGTCCGAAGGTTGTCGTTACTTACGACCTGTCGGTGCATCAGCAGTGCGCCAATTCCGTCAATACGGTCATCGAAGGGATGGACCTGCCGGGATTGCCATCGACCAGCATCCTGGTCCGTAAGTTTCCGTACCACGACGTAAAGACCGACCCGCTGCCGTGTGTGATTCTCTCGACGCATCTGCCGGTGCCACGACGCGCGGCCACGAATCTCAGCGACGACATCACCTACCCGGTGACGGTGAATTTCTTCTCAGGCAGCAACGCCAACAACACGCTGCATCAAGGGCGGATGCTGTCGTGGCGTGAGCGGTTGGCGGCGAAGTTTCACCAGAAGCGACTGAGCAATCTGGACGCCGGCGCGCCGTCAACCGTCTGGCAATGCGAAGTGCCCGCCAGTGCTCCGTTCGACCCCGCCTGGTTCATGGGCGGCAACCGGGACGTATCGCCTTTAACGCTCAACTTTATCAGCCGTGAATTGAGGGACTAGATCATGGGTACTCCGAACGCCACAGTCAGCAATCGGTTCGCGGTCGACCCGGACGGCGTGGCCGTTTCGGACTTCGACGCCAACTCGAAGCAATACGAGTTCCTCAGTGAGTCGATGATGATGCGGCAAACGCACGTCGATTCGCTGGGCATCCGTGGAACGCGCAGCCGCCCCAAAGAGCACGTGCGTGAAGGGCTGCAAGAGGTCGGCGGCTCGGTGAGCTTCTGCCTGAATCCGGTGGAACTGGACTTCTGGCTGCCGCGCATCTTGGGCGCTAACGAGAATGCCGACAGCTTCGCACTCGCGGAAACCATCCCCGAGTTTGGCGTCTTGTTCGACCGAGGTGCCGAGCGGTTCGTGTATAGCGGATGCAAAGTCGCGAGGGCGGTGTTCGCTGGCTCACCCGGTCAGCTCATCACCTGCACGCTGGACCTGATTGGCAAGGCGACCAGCGGCGGCGTCTCGACGTCGTGGCCGGGAGCGATCCCGGCGATTGACACTGGACAACCATACGTGTTCAGCGACTTGACATTCGCTCTTTCAGCGGACGCTTCGGCTGACGAGATGCTGGGCTTCCGGTTGACCATCGACAACTTTGTGCAGCGACGATTCGCCAACAACGTCAATGCGGTCGAGGTCTACGCGAGCGACCGGCTGATTACGTTTGACGTGGACACGCCATTTACGGCGGACGAAATCGACCTCTACGGACAATCGGTCAGCGGTGCAGGCGGCACGATGACCTGGACGAACGGCGGGCAGTCAACCTTGTTCACGTTCGCGAATCTGAAGGTTCCGAATGAAGACCCGATCACCGGATCACGCGGCGGCGAAATGACCGGCACGCTGCGAATGGTGGCTTACATGAGCGGCACCAACCGCGAGTTGGTCGTGACGCACGATTCTACGGCATAGGAGCAATTCTCTTGAGTGACGTACTTAGCATCATCCCGGACGACGGCTACACGGAAAGCGCGTACATCGCGGCCTACCCCAGCATTCACGGAGCCCATCGGATTAAGTACCGACCGATGACGCACAGCGACCGCTACGTGATGGGGAATGCCCTAGGCACGAAGTCCCCTGGCCAAGCGTCGGAATTGATTGCGACCAAGCTGACCAAGCACCTGAAGGATTGGGACGTGCGCGCGGCTGATGGGGCGAAACTGCCGATCACGCCAGCGAACGCGGCACGGCTCAAGCCGAACCTCTTGGAACGGTTCTACGCGATTGTCTCTGGCCGAGACGGCGGCGACCCGGACCCGACCGACAAGCCGGATAGCGATGCGATGGACGCGGAACTGCAAGCCATCCTCGAAGGACGGCCAGCGTGCGAAGTGCAAGAGGAAGCCAACGTAAAAAACTAATCAAGGGCCTCGCGTGTCTCTTGAGGCATCCCGAGGTCGCGAATCGGTCCTGTGAAACCTGCAAGCTGTGGCAGTTCAACGAACGCGACGGATTGACAGGGAAGAAAGGCGAGATTGCAGAGCGGAACGGCGTCAAGCTCAAGCGGATTGGCCCACCACCCTGCAAGACCTGCCCGAAGGAAAGCCCCGAGAAGGCCAAGCAGCACGAACTGAGTGACCGGAACTATCGCACGCTGGAGCTGTACTACGCTTCGCGTGCGATGGGCTGTGTGAACCTGACCGACGACATGAAGCGAGACGCCATATTGCAGCGGAACTTCTCCATCATCGACCGGATCGTGCGGGCTTATGAGTCCGAACGGTCGCTGTTTGCCATCTTGCCGGCTGCCCCTTCAGCCAAGAAGGGAGGCTAAGAGATGCTACGTCAAGCAGGCGGTGGATCATCCGGTGGCGGCCGGCCTCCGGTGAACATCGAAGTCAACTTCGTGCCGGGGAGTGGGCCGAATGCACTGAAGCAAGCAAGAGAGGACGCCAAGGCACTCAAGGCGGACTTAGACGCGATTGGTTCGCATCGTGCGTGGGGCGGCGGCCCTGGAGGTAGTAGCCCAGGCATTCCAGGCGGTGGCGGTAACCGTACGCCGACAGCCCCAGGAAGTATGCCGACTCAGGTGCCTTCTGCCGCACGCCCTAGTCGATTTCTTGATAACCGTTCGGAAGATCAGAGAGCCAGGGACCACGCAGACTACCTTGAATGGCACGCAGCATCTCAGGCACGATACGAAGCGAATAGGCAAAGGCGGCTTTTGGAGGACACACAACGTCAAGCGATTCAAATGAATCGCGACATGGCCGCCTTCAAGGGAGACTGGGCGGACGGTATCCGCAATTCGGCCGCCTCAGCGAAACAGGCGGTCGTCGAACTCAACAACGCTCTAGGCAAAACGCAGGGGATTGTTTTAGGCGGTGGCCATCAGCATCCTGGTGCGCCGACTGGAATGGGGCCGACTAGAGTCGGTCATCGTGGCGGCGGCGGAATAGCGCCGCACCTAATTGCGAACATGATAGGCCGCGGAATTGGAGTTGATGGCACCTTGCTTTATAGCGGGGCACGGCTCGGATTGGCTGCTGGTGGCACATCGCTCGCTTCGGCTGGCAACGCTGCTCTTGGGATTGCGACAAACCCGATCACGCTGGCTGTTGGCGGCCTTGCGGCAATAGCCGCCTCACGAACCACGCAAGGCCAGGAGGTGATCGGCGGATGGGGCAACTCCATCGGGAGCACGATTGAGAGTTACACCCGGCCAGATGGGTTTGTTGACCAGTTCACGCACAACTTCAGCGGCGGACTACTCGGCTCGCGTGGCTTGATTCCGAGCACTGGGCTCGGTAGCTGGGCAATAGCTCCCTGGCGAGACAGCGCCCGTACCGCCCGCAACCTCACGGCAGCCGAAGAACGTCGACGCTGGATGCGCCATCAGTTCCGGGCCGACGACCTGCAAGCATCGGCTGAATTTCAAAGCCAGCTGCAAATGGCCAACTTGCCGACACCCGTTGACGGCACGATCTACGGAGCCCAGCAAGCGAACCGCCGCCAGATTGACGTCTACACAAACGCACTGGGAATGACAGCGACGGATGACCCGCAAAGCGCTCATCAGTTCCAAGGTCAAGAGCGAGTCAACATGCTCGGCGGACTGATCGAGGCCCGCCAGACGGAAGTGCAGTTAGCCAAGCAAGCCCACGAGGAAACCATCGGCTATTGGCGCACGACGCTGCAAGGACTGAACAAAGAACTGGACATGAAAACGCAAGCCGTGGCGCTTGCGGAAAAGGAAGTCAACGCACGCACGGCCGGTTATGCAGGACAATCCCCCGGCGAACTTCGCGCTTTGGAGCGTGCCTATGAGGATGCGACCGATGGCGACGGCAAGTTCTCACCGCATAGTGCACGACTGCTGAACCGCGATGGTGGCTTCGGCGACCTGGAAGAACTCCAGAAGTTCAATCGCGCCAACCTGGAAAAGTACGCGCCGAAGATTGCCGAGCGATTGCAGAAGCCGCTGCAAGATTCCAAGGAAGCGCAAGAGGCAACGCAAAAGGCGGTCGAAGACTTCTCAGAGCAGATGTCAGGCGTGCAAGAACGCAGCGCTAAGGCTGTGAAGAAAATCGCAGATGAGGGAAGTAAGGCGCTCACTGCACTGCTTGATCAGTGGCTTGAAACGTTCCTCGCCATGATCGACGAAAAGCGTGCTGAGTACGACTCCAAGGGCAACGAACCATCCTCAGTGCCGGGTGTCTAAATGTACGTCAAACGAGGCGACTACACGCACGCGATGCACGAAGCCCGCTTTCGCTGGCGAGTCACGCCGAAATATGCAGACAACAACCTGCTGATCGGCACGACCTACGTGGCCAGCATTGGCGGGATGTTGACCGGAACGGACGCCGCCGACCTGTCTAGCAAGTTCAACGCCTTGCAAGCGGCTTATGCCAAGACGACTGGAAACTTCGTGCTGCTGGACAACAGCGGCAACGAGACGACCTTCAAGATTGACGGCTCCAAGACCATCGGTGGTATCCGCTGCACACGCTGTGAGTGCCCGCTGGAATCTCCGGGCGACATGACGACATACCTCTTTTACGAGATCGACATCCAAGCTGACTCTGGTGGCATTAACCTCATCGGCGGTGCTGGCGGGACTGGGGACACGCCGCAAAACGCGATTGTAACCTGGACCGAATCGATCACCGTTCGCGGTACGGGCGGCCCGCGATTTGTCATGCGTGAGAACCGCAACGGCAAGCCCCAAAAGCAGATCGTCTCGCAGTTCACGCCGGTCA